AATGTTGCTAAAACATCCAAAAATGTTTTTGAATTGTCATAGAAATAACCACTGTATTCAAGAAGAAAGCCGATACTATCATCCAACAATTCTGCAAGAGATGCTGCTCGATTATTTTGCAATTTCAATAAGCAATTAGATATGGAATCGTTGAGTACAATTCCATTAACGGTAGTATTATCCATTCTCACCTCCTTTCTGTTCCAGCATATTCGCCTTCTCACTGAATTGATAAACGGAATGTACTTTGCAAATATCGAGAAAGAATACCGTGTCCGGGTATCCACCACTTATGACATGGGCCTCGATGCGTATAGTACAGTCACGTCCCAAAGGAGTAGCAGTACATTTCATACGTTTCATCTTGGGGTGTTCGGCATTGATGCGGTTGACCACATCGCCTATTTCATGCTTGAGTGCATCCAGGGAAAGTTCATCCTTGATAAGAACATCTTTATACTTCTCTACATAGTCAATTACCTTTCTCCATGCCCGGTTCTTGGGGGAATAGGTCTGCAGATGGTAAACAAAGAACATCATGCTTTGCCTCCTTTCTCATTAAAGGTGATGTTGACTGTCCCACCATTGACATAGATGGAAATGGATTTGTCGCTACGTGCTGCACGGATACGTTTACGTCCGGCGCACAGTTCAATACCCAGCTGGGCAAACAGTTCTTGGACTTTCTCTGCGGATACATAGCGTCCGTGGGCGCTTTGATTTTGTTTTTTCATACTGTTTGATTGTTTAGCGTATAGGCAGAAAAACGGCTGCCATTTCCCGTGTCGCTAAACAATCAAACAGTTGTCACTCCGTAGAGCAAAACAAATTGATGGGAAAGGCAGCCGCCAATTTCGTATGTATCATTTTACTGACGTCAGTAAAATGGTCTATGTATGGGCATAAAAAAAGCCCATTATGTCATGAGCATTAACCGCGCTCTGCGTACATGACTAACATGTTTGATTGTTTAGCGCTACAAAGATGAGGGTTTATTTTGGAATGGCAAAAGAAGAGCGGAGATTTTTTGTTTCTCCGCTCTTCTTTTGCTAATCCAATGGAATGAGTTCATTAGTCTCGTAATCCATAATTTGTTTGTCTATAATTGCGGCATAAGCGTGTTTTTGTTTCCATCCCTTTTGAGTGTAAAATTGTACCTGCTGCTGGTTGTAAAAGAATTTTTTATATGCCTTTTTTATTTGCTCTTTAGTCATTTCTGAAGAAGTTAGAATTTTAGTTCCATTGCTATATGCTTCTAACACTTCTATACTAATATTATCTATTTCTCCAATTTTCTCTTGAAAAGTTACATTGGTTTTAAAATCGTTTTTTTTTCGTTTAATAGCCATGCCAGTAACCGTAGTATAATAAAAAGAGTTGATGTAAGAATTAGATATTTTCATATTAATAAGGCCATCCGCTCCTATTGCTTTTACTTTTTTCCCAATATCAGAAAATGCTTTTTCTGTATCTACAGAATACGACCAAGCATTTCGAATGGCTCCTCTTGTTACAGAAACCACACTTCCTATTGGCGTATAATCAAAATCCACATTATTAGACTCAGTTACATGAATTCCATTCTTTAAGAACCTGGAATAATCTATGACTTCTGTTACAGTCATTTGATCCAATGATACACAAGAGGTAATCAACAGCGACAACGTAACATTAAATAGAAATAAAACTCGTTTCATATTCAATTATTTGTAGTATTTTTGCAAAAAAACAATGCTGTTATGTATTTTGTAGATGAAGATATTTCCGTTATAATTAAAGAGATTGTGTCTTTAAGAAAAGATGTAACCCGGATTAAAAAACAGCTCGTAGCCATTCCCATAGCTTTATTAATTGGTCTTTTGTTAGGGCTCCTATTATAAAACAGAGCACTCCCCAAACAATATTGAACATATTAAAATAGTTAGAGACTATAGTTGTTTCCTTTACTTTTGTCTCTAATTGTTGCTCTTTTACTTTTTGTTTCAACCATTTTTCTACCCCAATTTTTGCAGCCTGATGTCCTTCAGGGGTCAACCGGATGTAGGCTTCTCCCCATAACTCTGTCAGTTTATAGTTATCTGTCAAAGAATCTTTGACAGAAGCCACGATTATATTACGCCCATATACTCCATATAAATGTTTTGTTAGGGTGCTTGTACCAACTTGTCCTTCATGCTTTAATATAAACCGCAAGGCTTCATTTGCTATTTCTATTTGTCTTTCAGTCATCGTATTAAAATGGCGAATCCCTTATCAAAACGCGCCCAAAGGTATAGCCACACCTTAACCCGGTTTTACGGATTACGTTTTGAAAAGGGATTCATATTGATAAATGTATAGCTATGTTGGTATTGGGCACTGCAAAGATGCCTATTATATTTCACATGTCCAACAACGGCTAACAAAAAAGGCTTCCAGCCCGTGGAAGCCCTCTATCACATTTAAAACCTTACGGCCTTGCAATAGACCGGGAAGTATCTTTCATTATGTCGCCAAGCTCGGATAGAGCTAAAGACAGGGTATTCAGTTCATCAGCGGTGAAGTTGGCAGGTTTGCCGTTTACCGCACTTCCGTTAATCCGTTGATATAGCCATTGGCGTGTTCTGCCAAAATAGTGCTGGGCAATATACGACATAGAAGCGAAAGGCAATACTTTTTCTAAGGTCTGCCTGATTTCTACTGTTTTCACAATGGCTTGGGCTTCATTGATTGATTGCCTGGCACCATCTTGGAACGCCTGCGCAAACGCTTTTTTATCTTCCGGTGAAAGCGTCTGCAGAAAAGCCCTGAAACGTTTTTTATGGTCGGCCAATTCCTCCGGAGTATTGCATTTTACATATTCCGACTTCCATTTTCCCAATTCTTTCTGTACGTCCATAAGCCTAAAAATTATATGTTAGAGAAAAAGTAGCCCCCTCAAGGAGGGCTACCGTTTTCATTCAGCTTGTCTTGTGCATCATTCAAGTCATCGAGACAATCATTGATGCCTTCCTCAAGCTCCTCATCAGAAATCCAATCAGTATTCTGAATGTCATCCCAATAGAGGGAAAAGAAGCTGAGGTCTTTTTTCGCAGCTTCAATCCGAGCCTTTAGCTCTTCTTCTTCAGTCATAAAAAGATCGCGATACATTATGACACTGCAAATATAATAACCTTTTGGTAATTACACAAAGGAAAAAGGAGTTATTTTGAGAGTAGATGTATTTTTAACATTATTATTCTATCCGGTAAAAAGTTCCCTTCAGTACCTTACTTAATCCATCAACATCTATTTCCGTCTCAATCTTCTCGCACAAATACTGCTTGTTGCCTATAAGAAACACCTTATTCACATCTGGCAGCTTATTGGCTTGGAACTGGATTGTGTAAGGGATATTGGAGTGAAACAGACTGAGTGTCGACAACCGATGTCCGACACTGTCCGGACAAACATCGTTCAAGCTTAGGGAATACGGAAGGAAGTCTGTGAGCTGTGCCCCGGTCTTCTGCTGGTAGTCCGTGAAAGGATAGGCATAATCATAGGCATGTGTCTGACCGCTGTAAGTTACGTTCTGCCGGTTGAACTTGCCGGTATTGACAGCCACTTCCATGTGCCCGTTTTTTTCCTGCTTCTCCTTCTGCTCCACGTCACCGTTTATGGCTTCCTGGACATTGAAGCGCTCCTGCTTGGCAACGATAGCCTGGTAGCCCACCGTGGGTATGTTCAATACCATGGAGGTGTACGGACGGGACAAATCGTAATCAGCTACAGAGCCATACACGCCGACATTGAACTGAATAATTTTAGCCGGGACGATTCCGAGTGAGGTCTCCACATCGGACGATTCCGGGTCACGGATTAAATCCGCATACAAATTGACTTCACGCAGCGTATTCTTATCATTTTCATTGTAGTTGATATAATACCGTTTACCAACAATAAAGATTGTACTTTTCTTGTCACTGTCACCCATTCCGTTGTATGCGGCCAGCATTGCATCGTAAGAATCATATTCTTGTTTGTATGCAGCTTCTATAATGTCCCTTTCAATTCGCAGATAGCCGTCATCCGTATGGGAAGGCAGATTGTAGCCCACATTGCCAGTGCTCAAGTCTTTCTCATTCTTTTCATCTTCAATATCCACAGTGAACTCCCGTAGCAGGGAAGATGCAGGAATTATCTCCTTTCCGGATTCTGTAAAATAATCGTTAAGCCCTACGAGGCTCACCACTTTGGTGCGTTCGTTGACCACTGTAACCGCACAAAGGAATTTCTCCAGTTCATCAAAGAATTCGGAAACAGTCCAGTGCGGCAATGCGGCGGCCACTCGGTTGCTGCTTACCGCGCTGCATACATAAACGTTCCGCAAGAAATTGTTATCAAAGAAGGAGGTATCGAACGTATAGCCAAAATACTCCACTATTCTCTTGATGACTGTCAAAAGGTATGGCTGTACACATCGACGGCCATAATAGGGGCAAAGGGTAAAATTGTTCGTGCCGAACTCATAGATTGCATCGTTCTGAAGGTTCTCCCATTTGGCTTCCTGATAGAACACCGGCAACCATACAGCTTCAATGTCGTCCACCGAACCGTAGTAGTTCACCATATTGGCAGGTGGCTGGAAACGGTTCTGATTGTTGTTCGGCCAACTGATTGTACCTAAATCAAGTTCGTCAATATACAGATCATCATTCGTCAGCAGATTGAATTCCGCATTACCCGATACGAGCTGTACCTTAACCAGTGCATCTTCTACTGAGAGTAAAACCGCACTGCCGTAAAGCAGGCATCTGGCGTCAACGATGAGTGTGGCCGGAAGGATAGTCTTTTTTTTCGTCACATCCAGTCTGTTCACGTGCTTGAATATGGCATGATTAGCAGGCATGGGGAGTTCTATGTCCAAGGAATAATTGGAGCTGCGGGTGAAATACGGATTCTCGGAGGTGAACGTAATGTTGAACCCTTCAGGAAGAGCAGCCAACTGCCCGTCAATGTATAATTCTGTCATTGCTTGTTGCGTGATTTATTGTTGTTCAACTTCTGATACTCTTTCTGAGCCTGGTTGATACCCCGTTTGCCGGTAACATAAGTTTCCGCCACCAGCGGATCATCCAGCCTGTTTTTAAGCTTCCGCAATACGCGGGTACATTCTATCAGCATCGCCACCATAGCCGGGTCATTGGTCGTCGTTGTGGCACTGGCAGCGGGTGCCTTGGCAGGTACGGTACGTGTACTCTTTCCGGAACCTGCCACAGCTGCTATGTCTTCAGCTGTCAGATTACCGACATTACCGCTACGCTGTGCCACGTCAATAGCGTCGAATATCGGTCGCAGATTCGGGTTGGCCACAGCAAAACGGTTGGCGACGAATTCGTTGGAATGCACGATACCTTGTGGCTGGTCCCAGTCACCGGACGGAGTAAAGCCGCCAGTGTAGAAATTGGAGATAAGCCCTTTGGCTGTCTCAAATGCGGCAGTTATCAGAGCAATCTCTCCGGCAGCTTTAGCTACACCTACGAAGCCGAGTGAACCTATATTCTTGATGGTGCGTTCGGTAACGGCCATAATCATCATACGTTCCAACGCATCAAGCGACATAGTAAGAATATTCTTCAGGAAGTCCTTGAGAGACACCTCGGAGTCCGTGAAGAATTGCGCCATGGTCTCTCCGAAGCCTTTCGCCAGGTCAGACAGTATGTCAAACCTCTCACGTTCAATCCGTTTTTCTTCTTCAGCATCTTTTTGGGCATCCTTCAGATTACGTTTACGCATCTGTTCACGTACCTGGTTTTTCTTCTCCTCACTGATTGCCGCGTCATTGAGAACCTTATGGTAATATACATCTTGCAGTCTGCGCAGCTCATTGAAATACTCCTCCTCGGAAGTCCTGTTTTCATAATGATACATGGCGGCAGCTTCCACCTGCATTTGGTACTCTTTGTCCAAACGGGAAAACGTCTCTTCTGCCTGTTCCTTACGGCGTTTCTCTTCATCCTTGGCAGACTGTTCATCAAGCCTGTGCAATTCATCACGCGTCTTTATTTCCGCATCAAGTATTTGGTCATTGATACGTTGAATCTCTGAAGGCTCAAGCCCCTTGACCTTCAGCTTATCGTTGAGCAGTTGCATCTCCGCATCCCGCATTTGCTTGTTGTATTCCTCTTGGGTCATCTTATCGTCAGCGAGGTATTTCCGTTTGATGTCAGCGATGCGCCGGTAGTAGTCGGCTTCAGCTTGGACGAACTTGTCTTTGGCAGCATTGTTTTTATCGCAGGTGCAAGGTTTGTTCCCACATATCGGACATTTGCCTCCGTTACCACCACCATTGCCACCGGAATTTCCATCCGTTCCACTGTTTGTTTTGGTGGAGACTTCCAGTTCCTTGCTAATTTGTTCGTAAATGGTCATATAGCTTTCGATAGCCTTCTTAGTGTGTTCAATGTCGAATTTTAGCTGTTCTACCGCTACATCGTAAGCGGTGAATCCTGTTTGGGCATACGTAGCACTTTCACGCGCTTTCTTTTGACCAGCCAATGCCTTGTCCAGTTCTACCTGGTATTCGATTAGTTTCTTGCTCTCGGACTCAATATAGGATGATGCACCTTTCAACATTGCCTCTTTTTGTAGCTGTTCTACATATCGGGCCTTGGCATCAGCCGCCTTTTGCGTGTTGATTGTCTCCAAAGTGATGTCACCCAAGTAATCGGGAGCAATCTTGTTGATTTTTTCCATGGCTTCTCTACGTTTATCCATAGCAACACGATTGTTTTGCGCTACCATCCACAAGGTATCCAACTCTTTGCGCTGGTCAGCGGTGGATTTGGCAGCCTCTTTTTGGAGACGATTTGTGGCTTTTTGAACATCAACGTACTCGTGGGCACGTTTGTATAAGTATAAAAAAGCTGCGCCACCTGCAAGAAGAACCGTAGATAGAGCACCTGCCGGACTCAGCTTCATAACCGTCCAAGCAGCCCGCATGGATTTTGCAGCAAGATCCACACGGCCTTGCAGCACTTGCATGGCTCCGGCAAAGAGGTAGGTGGATATGCGGACAGTTTTTAGTAGTATATTATGTCCAGCCAAAAGCGTGCTCAACCTGCGAAGCTGGGTAAAGGAAGTGACAGTATAACCTGAAACAGTATTGACAGCAATACCGTAGGCAAGTTGTAATGCGGTAGCTGTCTTGGTGATGGCGTTCCAAGCCTTTGAAGCGATAGTGGCAGCTTTCGTCCGTAATGTGTAAACAGCGATACAAGATGCCACATATAGGACGGTATCACCCCATTTTTTGCACCAGTCAATCAATCCCGGCAAATACTTGAGCACATTGGTCAGCATATTTGTACTCACCGTCAGAGCCGGATTCAGTTTCTCTCCCAAATCAATGGCTGCCAGCTTCATCTTATTACGTGCCTGCTCCAGTTTGGCCTGTGCAGTATCACTGTTTATGGCCGCCTGCTCATACGCCACATTGGTACCGGTGACGGCAGCGGTGAAGTCTTTCACCATCTCCGTGTTCTGGAGGATTACGGATGCGGTATTGTAGCCTTCCTCCCCGAACATTTTCTTGATGGCGCCTGCATCCATATTCTTGTTCTTCAGATTCTCCAGTGCCTTATCCAACCCGACAATTTTAGGGTTGGTCTCGTCCGCTCCGGTCTGAAGAACAAGAAAGAATTTCTTCAATCCCGTTCCGGCCACTTCATCCTTTATACCCCGATAGGCAAGTGTTTCAATCAATGCGACCGTCTGTTCAATGGGAACATTGGCCGAAGCCGCTGCGGTACCTGCATTCCGGATAGCCTTTGCCTGGCTTGCGATATTGGCGGAACCTGCCTGGGAGCCGGCAGCCAATACGTTGGTAAACCGTCCTGCCTGGTCTGCTGCCGCCCCATATTGGTTGAGTGATAAGGTAAGTGAATCAACCGCTTCGTTCAAGGTGATGTCCTTGGCAGCTGCCTGCAATCGCATGGCTTCCTCCGTAACAGCCTTGAGCGCCTCCTTGTCTCCAAGCAGTTCCGGCTTGGCTGAACCGACCAACATGAACGCATCCAGGATTTCGGCTGCCGACTGGCGGACACGCAAGCCCTCTTTTGTCATGGTGGTGGAAAGCGTCTTGGCCTGCCCGGTCAACCAGGCAATGCTGTCATCATCAAGTCCGGTCAAGGCTTTCAGCCCGGCCTGGGACTCCTCCAACTTGTTGCGTTCGTCTCTGATGGCGCGCAAGGCAAGGGTAAAACCGGTCAGGAAACCTATTACGGACAAAATAACTCCACCGAAACGGTTGAACCAGTCCACCATACTGCCAATACTGACAGTCGCTTTCTTGGTTTCGGTAGTGATGCCTTTTATCTCCTGGCGATGCTGTTTTAAAATCCCCTGAAGATGCTGTATCTTCGCCATGGTGCGGTTGTATTCCTCAGAGCCGCGTGTCATTTCCTTAATGTCACGCTGTAGGCGTTTCATCTCCAAATCAATGGAATTGATGTCATTCTTAATTTCCTTGCCATCGATGTACAAGTAGACACCTCTTTTGACAGTCTTGTCACTTTTTGCCATAACGTTTTTCGATTGTTATTTTATCAAACTTCTGAAGCACATTCTTGAGTGCCTGGTCACCGTAATACTCTCCGGATAAATCAGCCAGTGATTCGATGTTATCCACAATGGGAGGGTCTAACCAGGGTAGGGGACTTCGCCGGATAACGGCATAGTGTTCATCAACGGTACGCATGCGCCGGATGCGATATTCAGAAACACGTAGAGAACGCAGTTCCTGACGTCTTTTCTTATCGCTCCATGCCGAATGTCCCTTCATTATAATTCCGTTCTTGACGATATATCCACGCCCGGCGCCATATTCCCGGTACGCACCATACCGGGCAAAGCGGAAACCCAGACCGACATAAGCCGGTCCACCTTCACGGTCTTTCAGCCAACGGGATTGCAGTTCCCTACGCAATCTGCCGGTTGCGTGTGTCCGTTGTAGAATATTTACGGAGGTATTCCTGACTTTCCACGTCCAGTTCTCAACTCCTCGATTGAATTTCTCGGAGGTCATTAAACTCTTTTCTTCAGTTATTGCCATAAAAAAGCCTTTAGTTCCGGACACAAAACTAAAGGCTGAAAAGAGTGGAAAAAAGGACAAGAATTCAACGGACAGAGAACTTGAAATCATTGATCCGGTTCAGCCATCCTTTCCGGAATACAAGCTGCGACGGATCTCTTTTGCAGATTTCTTCAATAAACCGGATTCTGTCTGTCTTGATAGCTTCGAACAGCTGCCGTTGGTTGGCCAGATTGATACTTGCAACCGTCTGAGGACCTACGATGCCGTCTACATTGATTTGCAGTAGTTGTTGTACCCTTGTGATACCGGGACGTCCGGAGGCCCACACCCAATCCACACAGATGTTCGCAATGGACTGGTTGTGTATGAAGTCCGCTTGGTAACGGTTCCAATAATACTTCTTGAAAACATGAAAAACGTCATCCGGAGTAATCATGCGTAAATCATCCGCATCAATGTCTCCGTCACCATCCTTGTCATAACCACATGATTTCCACGTAGACAAGGTTATCCCCATATTGGTTTTGCCACCTTTGTCATTTTTGTGGTCACTCCATCCACCTTCCCATTTGCGGATGACCTTGAATAAGATTTCTGCTTTTGCCATAACTATGAATTTAAAAACAGAGGCAAAAGTAATGTATGACTTAATTTTTATGTAGGACATGCATTCTCCGCAAATGGTCATCCAATGTTTTAGGGTTACATTTAAGCTTACGACATATGGCTGCCTTTGAATAACCATATTCGAGCAT